GTTTAATTTGGCGATGTATCCTAAATTTTGGACTTTGGTTTGTTTTGTTGGTTGGATTGAATGAATTATATTTGGGTCTAAATTTCTCTCAACTAATAACCACCGAAATCCACAGTAAATAGTATTTTCTTCAACAGCCTTTGTTATACTGGGTCGTTTGAGGTTTTTGTCTTCATTCATTGCTTCGGTGACCGATTCATATACTTTTACTAAGTTTAATGTTTCTGGATTAATTTTTTGTAATCTTGGTCCCAAATGAGGCATTTGTTGATTAAACCCAGTTACAACTTTGGTTTCTTGTGCGTTCAGTTTGTTTAGAATTTGTTGCATAGAGGTTTCGAGAGAACTTACTTTATTTGTTAGAAGTTTATTGGTTTGAATAAGTTCCATAATTAAATCATTATTAATATTATTTTGGTTTGTTTCTACTTTGCTCTTTAATAATTCATTTTCTAATAATAACTCACTAACTCTATAATTATAATTATTAATGTTGTCCTCAATAATTTTTAATAACATTTGATATGTTAAATTTTTACCAATCAAAAATAACTCATTTTCTTTTTCATGTTTTTCTAATGTCTTGCATTTATTTGGATAAACTAGATTATGATTATGTAAAAATCCCTCAAAATCCTTACTTTTATCAACTAAAAAACAATTTAATAATATACATTCATCATAACTAGTTTTATGTTCATTATATCTATATGTAATTCCTTTATTACTATAACCAATTTTTATAATATATTCTCCATTTTCAAAAGTTTTAACTTTTATAATATAAATTAAAGAACATTTATGTGAAAATTTTTCTAATAATGTTTTTTCATTTTGTTTAATAATTTTTTCTTCTGTTTCTTTATTTTTATTTTCTTCTAATAACTGCATTTCAAACTTTTGTTTTTCTAATTGTTTTTGTAAATCATAAACTCCATTCAATCTAATTTCTTTAATAACTTCGCAAACCCAATTTTGAAATGTTTCAGCTATTGGTTTTCTAGATTTAAATAAAATTTTATATAAACCTTTTTCAGTAAGAAATGTTACTTGTTTAGGTCCAGTAGACGTGTCAATAGTATTGACATGTCTTTCTGTATCATCAAAATTTACTATATGTGCTCTAATATTAGACATTTCTAAAATTTCACCAATGTCACTAGCTTTAAATAATGGTTCTTCATATGTTCCTTTTATTACAATTTCAGTATGTAAATTATTTTCGTTAAAAGCTTTAACTATTTCCATTAGACTTGTATATTCACTATTTACAAGTCTTTAAGTTATTTTATTAGAAAAATATATTTTTGGTCCGCCAACTTGCGAAGCAATTATTTGCTCCCGAAACTTCATGAGCAAAAGGATATAAATACTATTGACACTTTTACTTATTTAAGTAAAAACTTGCTTTACTTGTCAGGAAAGCAAAGTTTTGCTCACCCGGTTGGGTGACCAAAAAATTATAATCTTTATATTGTTGTTTGCTTTTAATATTAAAAATCAATAAGGGCGTCCATATTATGGACACCGTTTAATATTAAAATATATAAATAAAAACCACACGATATAAGGTGTTTAATTGGAGTAAGCCAAACCACCCATACCACTCATAATTCTCAACACGTTATAGTTGGTAGCATAGACACGAACCTTAGCAGTCTTGGTTCCCTCAACAGTTGCGTTAGACAAGACCAATTGAAGTGTGGCGTTATCAATTCTGGAGAAATTGCACGTGCCGCTTGGTTGATGTTCCTCTGGGCGAAGAGCGAAAGAGTAAACGTTAATACCTTCATCAGGGTTGCGAGTGTGAGCTTGGTATGGTTGAACCCAAGAGAAGTAAGTTCCTTCACGCTCAGAGAAGCGATCTTGGCCGTTCAATTGAAGCTTAGCAGTGACGACAGGATTCATACCCCAACAGTGCATATCCAAAGAGGTTTCAGCCAAGACGAAGGTGCCAGCATCAGAAACTCCAGAGTTCTCAAGACTAGGTGAGTTAGTTCCGGCCGAAAGAGCAGCAATTTCTGCAGCAGAAAGTCCAGTTGTGTTCAAAGGAACTTGTTGTCCACCAAGATTGGCTTCATTGTAAGGGTTGGAAGGTCCGTGCCAGTATCCAGTAAATCCAGGGAATTCAGCAGCAGGTTGGTAGTCAAGAGCACCAGCATCTTGGAACAAACCACGAGCATCAATGTAGGCACGAGAGTCACCAGCAATAGCACCTGGACCACCGAAGGCATGGATAGCGTTAGGAAGAGCATCAATAGCATCGGTGTAGTTGAAAGGTTGAGCACCAAGAACCTTGAACAAAAGAGCATCACATGTCAAAGATGAGCAGTAATCGACGTTTTGGTCAGGTTGAACAACCCAGATCAATTCCTTAACAGGGTGGTTGAAGTTGAGCTTGATCTTGTTGGAAGAAGAACCAACAGACTCGTCACCAGTGAATTGAAGTTGTGTGATCAAGTACTCGTGAGGATTTTGGGCCATTCTTCTGCGCTCATCAGTGTCCAAGAAGACGTAGTCAACGTACAAAGAGGCAGCAACCAAAGATTGGTTGTAGGCAATGGTAGCAGGAACTGGACGACCAACTGTATATTGAGCGGCAGAACTGTTTTGCCAAGGTTGGTTTTGGCAGTTCAATGTGGTAACAGCCCACAAGCACTCATCAATTGGACGAATATCAAGGTTAATCTTGACTTCGTGGTATTGAAGAGCAATCAAAGGAAGGGCAAGACCAGGGTTGCAGCAGAACCAGAATTGAAGAGGAACGTACAAAGTGGTTTCAGGAAGAGCGTTTCTTGGGGCACAAACTTGACGAGGAGCCAAGGAGTCACAAGGAGATTCGACATCAGAGAAAGAAGGATCAGTGATGAAAGTAAGTTGAGTGGTGTTACCAATCATCTTGAAATAACCACGTTGTTGCTCAGAGGTCATAGTCAATTGATTCCAGATGTGCATCCAGTCACCATATTGACGGTCGATTCTTTGACCACCAATTTCGACTTCAACTTGAGCGATCAATTGCTCACCAGGGAAATCTAACCAACGAGCATAGACACCAGTGTTTTGTCCAGAGGAGTAGTTTCCGAGACCCATAAGTTGGTTGATCTCAGGAAGAGTAACTTGTAAATAAGTGCGGTAAGCAAGATCTCCGTTTCTGGAGATCACGCATTGGACACGACGTCCGAAATCGGCTTGACCGTTGAATGTTTGTTCGATTGATTCGATGGCAAAGTTAGTATATCTGCGATAAGTAACTTTCCAGAAAGTAATTTGAGGATTACCTGTACATTTCCTCTACCTTACCTTTCGATAAGGATTAGACTATATCTTATGAAGAATTCAAATTTAGTTTATCTATTTGCGAAGTTAACAAAAATTCTTCCGAAAACCATTTAGTCGTTGAACCTTCTTCTTTAAATTTTTCTAATTTTCCAACAATATAATTTATTTGATTAGTGTCAATATTTTTTTTCGATGAATTGTAATTTATCGTAACTGGCATCATATTAGACCAATTCCAACACTTTAATTTTTCATCTTCATTTGTCAAATCATATTTACATACCGGTATAATATGATCTATAGACCAGTATGTTCCATAGTTATCCCAATTCATATCTTCAGTAAAATTATACTCTAACCATTCTCTAAAATACTGAATATTACAACCTATGTAATTCATAGTGGATGTATTTTTTGTTAAAACACATCTTAAACGAGCGGCCAGCGATTTTTTAATTCTATAGTTCATATTTGTATTATGTTGATTTCTACACCACTCTGTCTTTTGTTCTGTTAAGAATGATGGATAGCATGATAAACAAATTTTTTTTTTATAGAACTTTTTGAGTTTTGCAAAATTCTTTAAGGGCTTTTTTTCATTACATTTTTCACATTCAATAATAAAAGTTTCTGCCTTTTTTTTTCTTAAATTTTGTTTTCGTATTTTATCCATATCATTTAAACATTTTTTACATACATTGGAATATCTATTATTTTCATTGTATTTTCTGAAGTCACTGATCTGTTTAATATTTTCACATTTTACACATTTTTTTGGTAATATTTCTGGTTCCATTATTAATAATGTGTTTTATATTTATATTGTTTTAAAAACTAGAATTTATTTAATGAAGCTTGGATGCTCATTGCCCATTTCAATTAGGTTTAATATCTAATATCACCTTATTCATTATTACTATACCCAAGTTTTTTCTCTTGGCCACACATTTCTCTCAAAATGTGCTTAGTAGAATAAGTTTTAGGGGTTTCAAGCAGTTTGATTTTCTCACTAGGGGTATTCTATTCAAAATATAATTTTGAATTCCCTAATTAACGTCCGTGGTTAAAAAAATCCACAAAAGGGGTTTCGAATATCTTATTTTTTCGATATTCCCTGACGTTTTTCTACCCTACAGGTTTTTAAGGTAAACATCTTGAGCACCATAAGCGACGAGTTGCATTAATCCACCTCCCATTTTATAATATGGCTAAAGAAAAAAAATTTTTGGAAATTAAATTAATTAATTTTAATTATTTTAATTAATTAATTTTCTAATTTTCTTTATTTTTTTATCTATGAAAAAATTTATTCAAATCTAAATTGCTATTCATAAATTGTAATAAATATGCGTCTTCTAGTACTTCCTTTTTACCTTCATGATTTTTTGAAAATACATATGATTCTCCCCTTTTTTTAACAGACCATCCTTGCTCTATAGAATTATAAAGTAGAATCATTTTTTGGAATTTTATTGCGTCCATTTTTAAATTTTCATTTTCTAAATCTTTTAAGGAGTCTAGATTGATTTTAAATTCCATTAAAGTATTTCTATAAAACTTAAATTATGTTTAAACTTATTACAATTATTACACTTATAACAAGTAATGAAATAGGTAATGAAATAATAAATATAAGTGGAGTAAAGAAAAATATATATCTAAATGAATTAAATTAATATTAATACCATAAATTTAAATAAATAATTTCTCTATATTATAAATTAAATAAATATCAATTCTAATATTAAAAGAGGTATGCCATCTTTCAAACCAAAATCAAGTAAAAAGATTAAATTCAACAAAAAGTCAGCGATTACTCTTGACACAAAGCATAAAGAGTTTTTAAATGAATTTTCAAAGGATGAAAATATAATATTAGAACATAAATTTGAAATAGCTGAGTTAAATAAAAAACTTCAGGAAAATACAAATGATTTAACTATTGAAGAAAAATTGGAAATAAATGATCGTATAATTGAATTAAAGGGAAATATCAAAGAAACGAAACATAAAAAAAAGGATTATTTGCTGGATAATTCGAAATACATATTTGAATATTTTGAAAATAAAAAAAATATTTCAACTGGTGTAAAAACAGAAACGGTAACAAATAAATCAAAATTAGTTAATAATTTTTTTAAAATTAAGGATGATACAGATAATGAAGTTAATTTAATTCAAAAGGATAATAATAATATTGTATTAAAATACCTGAGTAATGTAAGCGATGATTTTTTAGACATTAATAATTTTGTATATCAAACCGATATATGTCAGGTTTGTCATAAAGGAGAATTAATACCACTTGAAGAAGATGGAATAATGATTTGTAATATGTGTTCAAGGAGTATACCTTATCTTATTGAAAATGAAAAACCGTCTTATAAAGAACCTCCAAAGGAAGTTTGTTTCTATGCTTATAAACGTATCAATCATTTTAAGGAAATTCTAGCACAATTTCAAGGTAAAGAAACAACACAAATTCCTCCTGATGTTATTGAAAATATTAAGTTGCAAATCAAAAAAGAGAGAATTTCCATACATCAAATTACAAATATAAAAACTAAAGAAATTCTTAAAAAATTAGGATATAATAAGTATTACGAACATATACCATTTATTAAAGATAAATTAGGAATTAAACCGCCGATTATGTCACAAGAACTTGAAGAAACCCTTTGTAATTTATTTGTCGAACTACAAGCACCTTATTCTAAATTTTGTCCGGATGATCGTGTTAATTTTTTAAATTATTATTATACTGCATATAAGCTATGTGAGCTTTTAGGTGAAAATCAATATTTGGAACATTTTCCAATGTTAAAAGATCCTGAAAAGCGTATGGAACAAGATGTAATATGGAAAAAAATTTGTATTGAATTAAATTGGGAATTTATACCGACTGTTTAATTTTCACATAATAAAATACATTTCATACAATAAAATAAAACATTATTGTATGAAAAATTAAGATTTATACGGGATTTAAGATTTATATGGAAAAAGTTTTAACATACTAGTATTATAAATAGAGTAATTTGGGTCATAGTTATTTGCACCTACTCCCCTGCCAAAACACATACCACCCTTGAGTGTTAGATTACGTCTACTGTTTCTGCGAGTTGTTCTTGTTTTTTTTGTCTTGTTTTTTCTAGAAATTCTTCTACGTCTTTTTCCACCAAATTCATCAAATAATGACCTATCTTCGCTAGTTGTATAACCGGAATCACTATTTCTACTTAGTTCATTTAAATTCATCGTTCCTTGAGAATTAAATGAGTCGTTCATAATATTTATATCATGGATATCATCTTCCGCATGAGGAATAGCATCAATTTGATTAGTTCCATTCCCAAAAATATGTTCATTTAATAATTCAACCATAACTTGTTCAGTCATATAATCAGGGTCAATTTGAGACCCTTGGTTCATGATTATATTTACCTTTTGCATAATCTCATTCAAAGAAACCCCTAAATCTTGAAGGCTTTCTACTTGATTGGCTGTAAAACCGCGTTCTCTCAATTGTTGTATATCACCTTGAGAGAGAGCACCTCCCTTCATGTTACGTCTTTTATCTCTTTTATCTACAGTATGTTTTTTCACCATAATATATTATTAGATTTTAAATATATTTGTCTAAAAGTTCACCTGAATTATTGAAAATCCAAATTTCATATTTATAACAACGATATATGTGTTATTTCATTTTTTATTTTCATAAAAGCATAAATGTTATATTTTTATAAAATCAATTAAATCATCGTACCATTATGGTCTAAAATCCCCCAGGAAAGCGAACTAAATTCAAACCGATACCTAGCCCAGAACCAGAGCGTGCACTGGCACCCATAGATGGTACATAAGTGTCAAGAATGCTAAATGTAGCAGCAGCCGTCAAAGCAATCAAAACAATTTCCTCAATATTCAAGGAACGTTTAGGAATAGCATAAGCAGCAATAGCAACCATTAAACCTTCAACAAGGTACTTGATAATTCTTTTAACAAGTTCGCCGACATTGATTAAACCGTCCATTATATTAAATGTTAAGAAAAAATAATTTATGCGCTAAATAACTTAAAAATAAATAATTGAATTAATTAAAATGGATCGTTCTAAAAGTAAGCAATCTAAAAAATCTGGTTTTGAGAGAAAAATGAATAATGGTAATGCAAATCCTAAATATGTTGATTTATTGGAAGAGGACAAGCCAATCGCTGGACAAAAATTTGTTTGTATGTCTTTTGTTTCACCTGAAAAAATCCTTAAGGAAAAGGAAATTTTTTATTTTGAGGAATTCCTAAAGAACTGGGAATTTAATAAATCTATGGAAAAATTTTTGCAATTTATTAATTTTGTTTCATACAAATACAATTTGTCATTTGAAGATTTGAATAAAGATTTTAAGGATTTTGTTCAGGAAGAAAAGAATAATTTATCTAAATCCAATCTATCCGATGACTATAAAACTTATCTTGACAATCATGAAGAAGAATTACAGAAGAAATTTGATGTTGAACATAATTTCCAAACAAGTACAAGAGGTTTAAAGGTTAGAGGTGTTTATCCCACTGAACAAGAAGCCGAGTTAAGATGTAAGATGTTAAGAGAGGTCGACCCTCACCATGATATTATGATTGGTCCTGTTGGTTTGTGGATGCCATGGGATCCGGAGGCTTATAAGACTGGTCGTGTTGAATATATGGAAGAAGAACTTAACCAATTGATGCATGAGAAACAAAAGAATGAGGCAAATGCAAAGGGTGCTTTTGAACAACGTGTGAAAGAAACTAAACAACAGGCAATTGAGGAGAATATTAAGAAGGCTGAAAAATATGGCAACACTTTATCACAAACGATTGATGAAAATGGTAATTTAATTGGTGTCAATAATGCAAGCACTCAAGAGGTTGCTCTAGGCGAACAAGAGAATATTTCAACAGCTGATATTTGCAAGGAATTATTTGAAGGTGAAAATATTGTTGTAGGAAAGACTGATTACGGACAAAGTCAATTGAAGTCAGGACCATTTGCAAATAATAAATAAGCAAAAATATTATTATTCATTAAATAAATAATAATAATTTAAATTCCATAATCATGAAAACATAATGTATTGTCACTAAAACTAGCTCGTTGTTTACCAATTCTAGTTTTAAAACAATACCATAAATCTTTTTTCTG